CATCGGCAACGTCGAGCGCATGCTGGACGACATCCGCCACGGGGCAGACGAAGACCTGCCGGTGTGGGACTACCTCGACACGATGAACGTCTGGCTCGGCGCCACCGTCGTCAACCAGGAAGAGGCCGACCGCGACATCCCGAAGCTGCTGGCGGTGCCGGCGCGCGTGCGGTTCTTGAGCATCGAGCCGATGCTGGGGCCGATCGACTTGAGCAGCACCGGCTTCGAAATCTCGCTGAACGGCCTGGACGATCCGGTCACCACGAACCTGCACTGGATCATTGCCGGCGGCGAGAGCGGCCCGCACGCGCGGCCGGCACACCCTGACTGGTTCCGCTCACTTCGCGAGCAATGTGCAGCGGCTGACGTGCCGTTCCTGTTCAAGCAGTGGGGCGAGTGGACCCCTGGAGAGAACGTCGAGCGTCAGCGCGGCATGGTCGAAGTGGCCCGGCTGTGGGATGACCGTTGGGACCGCTGGCCCCTCAACCTCACGACCGACCACGGCCACATCGACGACCAGCCGGACCTGTACCGCATCGGCAAGAAGGCCGCCGGCCGCCTGCTGGATGGTGTCGAGCACAACGGCTTTCCATCATGACCCGCCCCCGCATCGGCCTCACCCACAACCTGCCGCCCGAGTTGCGCCCAGTCCCGCGCGGTCTCGCACCGCAGCCGCGCGCCACGGGCTACAGCTCTCCGCGGCTCGCGGCCTGGGTGGCGCGGGTGGTGCGGCGGATTTTTGGAGGTGGCCTGTGAGGCAAGTGCACGAGGCCGACATCCTCGAAGAGCTGGAGTTCGCGCGGCGCGCGGCAGAGCGATTCGCGGCCGACCCTGAGTTGTACAGCTACACCGAAAAGGACATCGTGCCCGGCGCATTCCTCGCGCTGCGCTGGGGCCTCGGAAAGGACTGCGTGGCCGTGCTGAAGCTGGACGAACTGCACGCGCCCACGATCTACACGCAGCAGATCCCCCGCGCTGCGACCAACACGAAAGACACCCAGTCGTGACCACCGACACCGATACCACCGAGCGCCCCGCCGAGGTCGCATCCGAAGTCGTCGACCGCGCCGAGGTGCGCGACGGCAAGGCGATCGTCCGCTACGACCGCACCGCCCAGGCGCTGGCCGAGCTGAAGGCGCGATTCGCTGGCGCGAAGTTCGATTGCACCACCACGGCCGGCGACAAGGCCGCGCGCGCAGCACGCAAGGAACTGGTCGAACTGCGCACGTCGCTCGACCGCAAGCGCGCCGAGTTCAAGGCGCCGGCCCTGGCGTTCGGCAAGGCCATCGACTCCGAGGCCAAGCGCTTGACGGCCGAGATCGAAGCTCTCGAAGAGCCCATTGACGCGCAGATCAAGGCCGACGAGGCGCGCCGCGAGGCCGAGAAGCAGGCGAAGGCTGAGGCTGAGGCACGCCGGATCGCTGCCATTCAGGAGCGCATCGCCGAGATCCGCGGCGCCGTCGCGGCGGCCGCGCACTCGCCGTCGGCGCTGATCGCCGAGCACCTCGCCGACGTCGAGCGCCTGCCGGCTGACCACACCTTCGAGGAGTTCGAGCCGGCGGCCAAGGCTGCGAAGGAAGAGACGCTGGCCGCGCTGCGCCGCATGCACGGTGCTGCGCTTCAGGCGGAGGCCGAGGCCGCCCGCGTCGCCGCCGAGCGCGCCGAACTGGAGCGCCTGCGCGCCGAGGCCGCCGCCCGCGAGAAGGCCGAACGCGAGCGCATCGCTGCCGAGCAGGCCGCGGAGCGCGCCAAGCTGGCCGAGGAACGCGCCGCCATCGAGGCGCGCGAGAAAGCGCTGCGCGAAGAGCAGGCGCGGCTCGATGCCGCCGCGGCCGCGGAGCGCAAGCGACTTGACGAAATAGCTGCCGCCGCGCGCGCGGAAGCTGACCGCGAAGCACGAGAGGCGCGCGAGGCTGAAGAGCAGCGCCTGGCCGAAGAGCGCGCCGCCCTCCAGCGCCAGCAGGCCGAGGAAGCGGCCAGGATCGCCGCACAGCGCGCGGAAGCGGAGCGGGTGGAGGCTGAGGCCGCGGCGGCGCGGCGGGCTGCACAGGAAGCCGCGGAGGCGGCCGAGCAGCAGGTGCGCGACGCGGCCCCGCTGCTGCTGAAGTCGATGCAGGCCATCGTGGCCACGTTCGACGCACTGCCCGAGGCGACGCGCGACGCCCTGGACAGCCTGCTGGCGCTGGCCATCGTCAACGGTCGCATGGCCATCGCCGTGGCCACGGAGGCCGACGGCACGCCGCTCGAAGGCGGCCCGTTCGCCGACGGCGACATCCCCTACTGATTCCCCACCCCGCCGGCATTGTCTCGGCACACAGGAGAACCACCCGCATGACCACCGAAACCATCGACCGCAAGACCGGCGAGATCACCCGCACCGCGGAGGCCGCAGCACCTGCCGCCGCGCCAGCGCAGGCCCAGCCCAGCGACCTGCAACGCCTGCTGGATCGCGAGTACGACAGCCGCGCCATGCTCGAAGGCGACAGCATGGACAAGATGCTGCGCATGGCCGAGATCATGGCCTCTGGCAAGACCACGGTGCCGGAGCACCTGCGCGGGAACGTCGGCGACTGCATGGCCGTGATCACGCAGGCGATGGCATGGGGCATGAACCCCTTCGCGGTTGCGCAGAAGACGCACTTGGTCAGCGGCAAACTGGGCTACGAGGCGCAACTCGTGATCGCGGTCTTGAACGGCGTGCGCTCGCCGCTGGTGACGCGCATCGCCTTCGAATGGTCGGAGGACTGGAACGGCGTCGCGGGCAAGTCCGACAAGTCCGAAAAGAACTGGGTGCGCGTGTCTGCGCGGCTGCGCGGCGAAGCCGAGCCCCGCGTGCTGCAGGTGACCATGGCCCAGGTTGGCGACACGCGCAACTCTTCGAACTGGGCCGCCGACCCGCGCCAGCAGATCGCCTACCTCGCCGCGAAGCGCTGGGGCCGCCTGCACGCGCCGGACGTGATCCTCGGGGTCTACACCCCCGACGAGCTGGAGGATGTCGCGCCCACCAGCGCCGGCCCGAACGCCCTGCCGCGCAACGCGCCGCCGGCCACGGTGGCGAAGGCCGCCGCCGAGCAACAGCGTCCGGAGCGCACCGAGGCGCACGTGAAGCTGATCGAAGAGTTGGAACACCTCGCCTTCAAGGAAGGCGCCGCCGCGTTCCAGGCCCGCTGGAAAACGCTGCCGAAGGAAGACCGCGCCGCCATCGGTCTGGCCGAACGTGACCGCATGAACGGCATCGGGGAAGAGACTGATGCGCAGACGGCGAAGGGTGTGACGCCGTGAGCGCGCGTCTCGCAGACCTGCCAGCCATCAGCCCGGCCCGCGTGCTGGAGCTGAAGCGCGAAGCCGCTGCGCTGAAGACCACCGAGGGACTGAAGCAGACGGCGGCGCTTGCGCGCATCGCTCAACGCGAAGGCTTCCCGAGTTGGGAGCGCTTGGTGGCTAAGGCTGGCGGCACCGAGGCCGTCCATGACGCCAAGACGGCGAACCAGGGCGAGGCGGAAATTCGTCATGCGGAGCGCCATGCCAATCGCCTGCGACGCTATGGGGGCGGCCAATGATCGAACAGCGGTCAGACGCATGGTTTCAGGCCAGGGCAGGCCTGATCACGGCCAGCCGATTCGGCGACGTGATCTCGCGCACGCGCACCGGCCAGCCGACATCGGACCGCAAGCGCTACTTGGCCGAACTGGTCTTCGAGCGCACGGCGCTGGCCGCACGCCATGAGATCAGCAGCCGGTCGCTGACGTGGGGCACGGAGGTCGAGCCGTTCCAGAAGGAGGCCTTCGAGCTGGAGACCGGCCTTGTCGTCATGCCCGGCGGCTTCCATGTGCATCCGCGCTATCCGTTCATGGGCGCGAGCCCCGACGGGTTGATCGGTTCCGACGGCGGCCTCGAAATGAAGTCGCCGCACTCGGAGGCCGTGCACATCCAGACGCTGCTCGAAGGTATGCCGCCCGAGCACATGCCGCAGATCCAAGGCGGCATGGCCTGCACCGGCCGCAGCTACTGGTACTTCAGCAGCTACGACCCGCGCCAGGCGCCGCACCTGCGCCTCTACGTCCAGCGCATCCCGCGGGATGACGCGTACATCGCACGCTTGGTGGTCGAGCTGCAGGCCTTCGAGGCCGAGGTGGCAGAGGCCGTCGAGCGTCTGAACCGAAAGGCTGCGTGATGTCGCGCCGCCACTGATCACCGAGCCGCCCGCAAGCGCGGTGACTGATGCAGCAGCCCGGGGACACGGGGCTACCGAACTGCATCACAGAGCCCGGGTTGCGACCGGGGCGGCTCTCCTAACCCCTCACCCACGCGGCACGCCGCAACCTGGAGAACGCATGCCATTCGACCTGACCGACCAGATGGTGACGCTCAACAGCGTCACGCCGCGCACCGAAACGCACGGTGAGGATCGCGTCTTCGCGATTTCGCTGGGCTTCAAACTGAGCGGCCCGAACACCCTTCTCGACCGCCTGTCGGCTGCGCTGCGCCCGATGCTCTACCGCGGCGATGAAGGCCAGGAAGACATCCCCGGCGTGGAAGCATCCACGCCGTATCTGCGGCTGCCCGGCGTCGAGCAGTTGAACATCCGTGGTCAGCTCACCGGCTGGACGCTGACCGTGGGTTACGGCATCGGTGAGCCGATGAAGATCGGCGACGCGAAGGTCGACAAATTCCGCGTCGTCCCGCACCACGACGGCATCGTCGACATCCTGTTCCGGGTCGGCAGCAGCGACATCGACGCGACCGAGGCTGGCCGGCTGTGCTCGCAGCTGAGCCAAGAGATCACGATCAGCCTCGCCGCGCCGGTGAAGCAGGAGGCGCCGATCGACGGCAGCGTGGCGGCCTTCCAGAACGACCACCCGCTGTTCGGCCAGGGCGGCGATGGTGACGACGGCCCTGGCGGCGATCCGGCCGACGAGACGACCGCCTTCACGCTGTCCGATGGCCAGCCGGCGACGCTGACGAAGCGCAGCCGCAAGCCGAAGCCCGACGCGACCGCGGAATTCATCGCGCGCAACCAGGCGGCGGGGACGCACTGACATGGCCTTCGACTACGAAGCCATGCGCGCG